GAATTTTATAGTTATTAGACAAAAAAAAACCCGCTAAAGTTAATAAGATAACTAGCCTAGTTATAGCATTTAATTTTTGCTCTCGTGTCATTTTTTCAGTAGGCCATAGTTCTGTCATATGATTTTTACTAAATAAAATACTAGGATTAGCTAACCAAAATATGTTGTTTTCATTATTTGCAACATTCGCAACATTCGCAACATTTGCATCATTTGCATTATTTGTATTATTTGTATTATTTGTATTCGCATTATCTAATTTAATTGTTTTAGTAATAATATTATCTTCTGAAAAAGTTTCATCTTTCAATTGACCAGTATTTTTTCCTATATATGTTTCGTTAGAACTACTGGCCATTATTTATTATAATATAATAACTTAATAATAAATTTTAAATATTATATTTTATAATACTATATTTTATAATAGTATATTTATTATATTGTATAATAAATTATATTGTATAATATATTATATTGTATAATATATTATATTATAATAAACAACACACGCTAAAGGTTGCATTATTTATTTTTTCTATTTGCTTTTTTCTTATTGTTGGAACTGCGTTTAGATTGTTCATCACTTGAGCGAGGAGTATTAGTAGCACTAACTCCCTGCTTTTTAATAATATCATCAATAAAATTAGTATTTGATTTCATTTCTTCCATTAACGACGAGAGATTAGCTGTAATATCCTTTAAATCGGTTTTATTCGCAGTCGCATTATTCGCAGTTGCAGTCGCATTATTCGCACTTGCAGTCGCATTAACACTAGACGCACTAAACCCCTCTTTATTTGTTTCAGCCTTTTTCCTCATACGCTCTTTCATTTTAGACATTTTAACATTTTGCTCCATCATATTTTGAAAAGTATTTGGATTAATCTTTCCACCTTTAGGCATAAACTTGTCAAGGTTCATTGACTTTAAAATATCATTAAAATTATTCATACCTGGCATATTTTTCATATTTTTAAATATTTCAGTTGCTTCTTCTAATAACTCACTTTCTTTAATTGACCCATCTTTCATTTTACTGTTTATTTTCTTATTAATATTTTCAATAAGTCCCATCATTTTAGAGGGGTTTTTCATAAATCCTTTTAAAAGTTCATTTACATCACCTATGTTATCACTCTCTAAATCAAAGTCTTTTGATGTTTCTTCAGCTATTTCTTTAGCTAATGAACCTATTTTTCCATTTATTAAATTGTTTAAATGTGAAAAAAGCTCCTCTTTATCTGGAATAGCATAATCTCTGTGTTTAGCTTTGTTAGCATCCGCATCAGCATCCGCATCAGCATCCGCACCCGCATCAGCATCCGCATCAGAATCAGTATCCTCATTAATACCAGCAAAGTCAGCAAAGCCTTTAAAATTAGCTGATAAGTCATTAAACATAGTATCAAACATTCCAAATGGGCTTCCTGAAATGTCAAAAAAACTTTCTTCACCTTGGTCTTCGTCTTCACCTTCGCCTTCGACTTCTTGCTCGTTTGTGCTAGACTTAGCTTTAAATGAAAACATATTACTTAATTCTTCAACTGTGCTTTGAATTTTAGCCGAAAAATTGTTGCTATCAATGATTTTAAGCAATTCTAACGAATCTCCAAAAAACGAAACATCATCAATAGATGTTATTATATTAAATAATATAAGCTGTAAATATTTCCATAATGTTTGCTTTGTTTGTGCGCTAGTATCATCATAATATAGGTCAGAAAATTCAATATCAGGTAAAAACATAGTGCATATAACACTAGCATTTGACGTTTTAACATTTGGCTTGTTTAAAAAAATATCTTCATTTTGGTATAAAATATCAATACTTCGCACAGCAAAAGTATGCTTACAATATTCATAAACATTATTTAATGCAGTCATAAAATCAATGCTAATACTAGTTAATTCAATAGAACTAACATATTCGTCAGCATTCATAGTATCCTTATAATCAGGTAAACAATAATTAATAATATGCTGATAGTCTTTATTATTATCAATTAACGAACCAACTTTATCATTAAAAGTCGTCTTCAAATCCATAAGTAAATCCTTGAAAATTTTATAAAAGTTAATAAGCGTAATCGCATTTTCATTAGTCAATGTAAAAGTAATTTTACTTGTCATTAATAAGTAAAATTAATATAATAACTTTAAATAATAAAATTAACAATTTAATTAACTAATTAACAATTTAATTAACTAATTAACTATTTAATTAACTAATTAACTATTTAATTAACAAATTAACTATTTAATTAACAAATTAACTATTTAATTAACAAATTAACTATTTAATTAATTTAATAGTTATTTTTAAATAGCATTTCTTTCTTGTTCTAAATTTTTAACATTTACTTCTCCTATTTTATCCGGAATATAATCATCAGGTGGAGTTTCTATTTTGTCTGTATAATCAATTGTAGCATAACTATATAACTGTCTTAATCCGCCACTCCCTTTTGCCGATAGCTCATCGCTGTTTTGGTCTAAATAGCTAAAATTGTCTGATACAACCCCGCTAGATAATAAATCAAATTTAAACGCGGATGGTTCTCCGTTATAGTTAGTAGCTTTTTGAGCCGCCATTTGGACAACTGGCTTTAAAAAATTCATTATGTTGTCGCCATATAATACTTTATAGTTATCATTTATAATCATTAACGCAGGAACCGCATTTATAGTATTTGGAAGTAGTATTTCTTGGTTGCTTTCTAATACAACATAAGTAGTATTATTTCTAACTATTCGCTTGTCAATACATATATAATGAATGTCGTTTTTTACACTCGACTTAGATAATAATGTTAATAATTTTTTACAATTGTCACAATAATTACTATAATATAATATACAACTCATATTATAAAGTTTATATAAATATTTTTATTAATAATATTTAATATAATTTTTATTTATAATATATATTTTTCTTATATCTTATAAATAAAATTGATTTCTAATATATTATATTACTTTTTAATATATTAATCCAATAATCCAATAATCCAATAATCAATGCTAAAGATGCAAATGCTTACTGAAAAGACTAATTATGAGCCCCACCTTAACATTGAATTACTTACAGGTTCATTTGTAGAAAGTCAATTTAAAAAGATTTGTAAAAGAGCTGTATACGATGCATATTTTAATGAAAATGAAATTCGCGATTATTTGATGTATAGATTAAACACAGATTGTGAAGCATTTATTCAAGGTTTTCCGCTAGTTCTTGATTATATTGAATATATAAAAACTGCTCGCATTGTAACTTGTGAAAATATTCCGGTGATTACATATGTATATAATACATTACTACGTGAGCCAGGAGATAGGGAGCTAACACCTGATGACGATGCTGCACTAATCCTTAATAATATTCAATGCTTCTTTGATATTGATGAGGACAAACTGGTTAATGAGCTATTGGAACTAATAAATGACAAATTTGTCATTAATGGTTAATAAAAAAGCATAGCATAGCATAGCAAAGCATAGCATAGCTATTTCAAAATTTATAATATTTTTTTTACATAAATTCATAACATAATTTACTACAGTAATAGAATTTGCTTTGCTTCTTATAAAATAAAATATTGAAATTATATTTTTTTTGACATACGTGACATATAATGTTAGTATTGGCTAATATAATATGTAGTATATCGTTAGGGAGCTCTTTTAAGGATAACATATACTAACATATACATATACAAATATGATTATATAAATAGCTCTATATCTTAATCAATTTTATTCCCAAATTTATTTTTAATAGTTTCTAAAAAGTTATTTAAACATTGTGTCAATGATTCGGATTTATTATATAATACTTGCAATGTGCAACGACTAGCGCCTTTTTTATCATAAACTAAATAGAATTTATTACTATCTGCTATGTGATTTTTAATTGAAATATATTTGGGTAATATTACTACATTAGCATCATTTGCATTATTCGCATCATTAGCATCATTAGCATTTATCGCATCATTTGCATTTAACTCATCCAATATTTTTTTTATTTGATTTAATTTTTCTATTATACTTATTTTATTAGACTTGGAAGAAATATATGTTTTGTTTTTTTTCTGATACGGATGTTTTTCTATTTTAAAGTATTCTCTATATAGTTTTTTTTCATTATTATAACACTCGTTATAATAGTTAATATATTTAGGTATATTCAAATCTGCTAATGTGCTAGGTAATTTAATCGCGTTGTGCTTTCTTATTCTCTTGCATTCGTCTTTTTCTATTATAACATTCTTTGATAAGTCATTCTTTGACGAGTCATTCTTTGACGGGTCATTCTTTGACAAGTCATTCTTTGACAAGTCATTCTTTGACGGGTCATTCTGTGACAAGTCACTCATTCATATATTTAAATATTAGATTAAAATACTACCGTTTTTGTTAAATATAACCAGAAGAAAAGACCTATGATTGCTTTAGCAATTAAGTCTAGTACGTTGTATCCAAACATTTTAGTTGTTTCCTTTGTATGATAAAATACTCCGTAAAGCGACCATACACCCAAGAAAATCCAAAATATATATTTTGATTGGGATGTTATTTTTGAGCCACTCATATACAGCTTCCAAATGGTTCCATATGTCAGAAAAAAGAATATAAAACCTATAAAACTTGCTATATTTCTAGTTAATACTCTAATTTCTCCTAAATAACCAAATAGCAACATTGCAAAATTGAAAACAAACGTTAATAATAATGGATAAATCTTAACTTGCTTTTTATTTTCGTAACCCAACACCATAGAGAGAGCTAATAACATAAACGGGGTTGTGATAAACCAATCAGTATAGCGCATATTATTGATTTTTGCTATAGGAATAACAGATGCTACTTTGTCATTAGCTTCTCTTGTATTTGGATCTTGACTTTCTTGTGTTTTTGGTGTTTCTTGTGATTTTTTAATTTCTGCTATAAATAATCCATAAAAATAACACGCTATAACTGAAATACACGTTTCAATATTCATAATATGACGCACTACAGGAATAGGTGTTCGTAATGCTTCAGTAAATGTTATTACAGTGGTTGTAAGTAAAAATACATATGTTAAATAAAAACTGCTCAATACAAAACTTATATTCATATTAATAATGAAGTATATAATAATTATTGTTATTTTATTTTATTTTATTTTAATTTAATTTACTAAAATAAAATGCTAATTAAAAAATGCTAAATGCTAATTAAAAAATACTAAACACAAACACAAAATTTATTATTTAATTGCTGTACGCTAAACCGCCCATACCCGACATAATGCGGAGAACATTGTAGTTAACCGCATATACGCGCACCTTCGCGGTGGAAACACCCTGAACAGTCGCATTCGAAAGGACTAGCTGTAAAGTGGCATTGTCAATGCGCGAGAAATTGCAGGTGCCCGAAGGCTGGTGCTCTTCTGGTCTTAGAGCAAACGAATAAACGTTAATACCGGTGTCGGGAGCACGGGTATGGTGCTGGAAGGGCTGGACGAGGTCGAAATAGGTGCCTTCACGCTCGGAGAAGCGATCTTGGCCATTAAGCTGTAATTTGGCAACTACAACTGGATTTTCACCCCAGCAATGCATATCTAGCGCAGTTTCAGCTAAAACGAATGTGCCGGCATCCGAAACACCCGATTCGGTTGTATTAACAGGACCACTGGCGCTTGTTGCAGTAGTATTCTAGACGAACGCTGAGCCAGGTATTAACGAGCTAGAGAATGGGTCTTGGAACACCGATGAACCAGTAATGAATTGACCACTGCCAACAAGGGTCTTGGCACCGAAGGCGTGAATAGCATTGGGTAGCGCATCTAGCGCATCAGTGTAGTTGAATGGTTGAGCACCTAGCAAGTGATTTAGCGAGTGGTTGCTTGTGAGCGACGCGCAATAATCAACATTGATGTCGGGCTGGACAACCCAGATTAATTCTTTGCACGGGTGATTTAAATTCAATTTGATTTTGTTGGACGACGAACCAACCGACTCGTCACCAGTGAATTGAAGCTGTTCAATCAAGTATTCGTGGGGGTTTTGCGCCATACGTCTGCGCTCATCGGTGTCTAAGAAAATGTAGTCAACAAAGAGCGAGGCAGCCGCTAGCGACTGTTTGTATGCATTTGTAACTTTGACACCCGCACCGGTGATGTCAGTAACAGCCCATAGGCACTCTTCGATGTTGCGAATGTCTAAATTGATTTTTACTTCGTGGTACTGTAAAGCAATTAATGGAAGAGCTAGACCGGGGTTACGGCAATACCAGAACTGTAGTGGAACATATAGAGTTGTTTCGGGTAACGCATTACGGGGAGCACACACCTGACGAACACCATCGGCGGAGCAAGGGCCATCAACATTGGCGAAAGTGGGGTCGCAAATGTATGTTAATTGGGTGGTGTTGCCAATCATTTTGTAGTAGCCACGTTCTTGCTCTTTCGATAATGTTAGCTGATTCCAAATGTGCATCCAGTCACCATATTGACGGTCAATACGCTGGCCACCAATTTCAACTTCAACTTGCGAAATTAACTGCTCACCGGGGAAGTCTAACCATCTGGCATATACATCACCGGTAGTATTCTTTAAGCTTTGACCGATTTCAGGGAGTGTAATCTGTAAATAGGTGCGGAAAGCTAAGTCACCATTGCGCGAAATGGTGCAAGTAACACGGCGACCGAAGTCAGCTTGGCCGTTGAAAGTTTGCTCAATTGATTCCATCGCGAAATTAGTGTGACGACGATAGGTGACCTTCCAGAAAGTAATTTGGGGATTACCTGTTAAATATACATCTTGAGCGCCATA